TAGTCATCTTAGGCCGTATTCTATCAGGCCTTCTGTATAATGTCAACCCCCTCCCCCAAAATACTCTGAAACCCTCGAAGTTCACTCTATTATTGTTACTCACCTCCAATTGACTCCTATAGTATAAGGACGCTAACCACCCAATGAACTCCTACACACAGCTCAACTCAATCATCGATGAACTGCAGAGTCTCGGCAAGACAGTTAGTATCACTAAGTTGCCCACACGTAAGGCCCGTAAAGGTGAACTTATTATGAGCCAAACTAAGGGCAATAGAACTAACACTAACCGCCGAGGCCAAGCGTATAATGGTGGTGCTACTAATGCCACTAACAGTATTATTGAGGGTAACACTGGTAGTTACTTCAAGACCACAGGTTAAGGCCCACTAAGTAACAGTCCGCAATGACTCTAAACTATCACTAACAAACAACACTAACTAACACTTTTATTATGACCAAATCTGTAATGATCTCACTGCTCCGTAAGGGTAACACTGGTTCACAGATTCTTGAAATCCTTGAGGCTATCTCACAGGGCTCTAATGAACAGCAAGTCGCACAAGTAGCTGCAGAACCAACACTTATGGAATTGGAGTTCTGATTAGATAAGGGCCATATATAGAGGCCTTATATAAGGGGGCCTATATAACACCCCCTTATAGTTACTCACCTCTAATTGACTCCTCTAGTGTAACCCCAACCACAACACACATGTCATTCTTAAGTCTATTCAACAGAACACCGATTGCAGGGTCTTATGATACTATGGCGGCTCTAGTATTTCATGAGAGTGATACCAACAGAAAGCTTAGTTATGACCGAGCACGTAATGTTTCAATCGGGTTTAACTTAGAACAGTCCTTTGTTTCATCTTATCAACCGCAACAAAGTGTTGATGCATGTGAATTATTAGAGTGGATTGACTGTCAAGTACATAAGAAGATTTATGGGTGATAAAGTTACTCACCTCTAATTGACTCCTATAGTATGAATACAACTCAAACAAACATGACCAACACTTTCACCGATACTTTCGATTGGTTGAATGAAGGTGATGTGACAGTATTTGATTATCTAAGTATGATCAACATCACTCCACTAAGTATCACTGAAGGAGAAGGAACTAACTTCCCAGGGTATACAATAACCTTCAAATGTTTCGATGATATCATGACATTTTGTAGGGGTTATTATGGAGACCATAGTGATGAAGAAATCAAAGAGATTTATGGTTGGTAAGTAACACTTAGAGGGGGACAGATTGTCTCCCTTAAGTAACACTGAAAGTTGACAGATTACAGTCCTTATGTTATAATTAGTGAGGGACAGTTAGTATAACATAACGACAGTGTTTTGTGTTTTTCGATGTTATCCTTATGGTCGCATAGTGGCGCCCCCTTAAGAAAAAGCTGGCTTGCCTAACCTACAACGACACTCGATCGGCCTTTATATATTTTGCAAATAAAAAAAAGTTTCTATATAAAAAAATCCCCCAGAGGTTCGCAGACTGTATGAGTATTTCGAAGTTATACCACATATATTTGAAGGATGAATGTATCATGCCTTCGTTAGACCAGGAGAAGTTTAAGTATAATTGGGAGTGTTTAAATGTGATAGTAGGTTTATTGAAGACTGACTATGTAGCTGAGGATCTCTCATATGAGGTAGTGGAAGTACTACAGGAAAGAGAGGATATCAGTAATCTGTCAGATACCTCAAACTAACTTGACAGACACTAAATATCGAAGTATAATGAAAGTTGAAATGGAGTGATTTCTAACTCATGGCTAAAGGATTTACAGTCAAAGCATCAACACCTAAAGCAAAAGAGCAAGGACCAGAGTGGGACTATGATGCAATTAAGGAAAGGATGAGAGGGAAGGCAATTGTCTTTTGTCTACCTGGAAGGGGATGTAGTTATGCATTCATGAAGAACTTTGTACAGTTATGTTTTGATCTTGTACAAAACCAGATGAGTATACAGATTAGTCAAGATTACTCAAGCATGGTGAATTTCGCACGATGTAAGTGTCTCGGCGCAAATGTATTGAGAGGACCTGACCAAATTCCATGGGATGGTAAGTTGAATTATGATTATCAGTTATGGATTGATAGTGATATTATTTTCAACACTGAGAAGTTTTGGCAATTATGTGATGTAGCATTAGATGCTGATGGCACGGAGAGACCTATTAGTGCTGGATGGTATTCGACGGAAGATGGTCGGACAACCTCTGTTGCACATTGGTTAGAGGAAGATGATTTCCGTAATAATGGTGGTGTCATGAATCATGAGATGGTTGATGGTATTAGTAAGCGTAAGAAGCCATTTACTGTTGATTATACTGGGTTCGGATGGGTGATGATTCAGAAGGGTGTATTTGAGAATAAGGGTATGACATATCCATGGTTTGCACCTAAGATGCAAGTATTTGAGAGTGGTACAGTACAGGATATGTGTGGAGAGGATGTAAGTTTCTGTCTTGATGCAATTGAATCAGGATATGAGATTTGGTGTGATCCACGTATTCGTGTTGGTCATGAGAAAACCCGAGTTATCTAAGGTACGAATGGCAAATCAATTTAAAGTTGATCAATCAAAGGACTTTGCTTCAAAGATGACATTAATTACTGATGTAAGTAGTGATAAGTATTTGAAGCAATACCGTCAACATCTACAAAACCAAGCACAATTAGAATCACTTTATAAGGAGAATTAAATTATGGCAAAGATTCGAAAGTCTCTATTGGGACAAACGATGATTGAATCCCAACCAAAGAAGACACGACAAGGTTGTGGTGCTCATACTAAGTACGCAGCAAGTAGTCGTAATAACAAAAGGAAACGTTATCGTGGACAAGGACGAGGGTAGATATAAACTCACTGTAAAGGATGAATGGGATTCTATTCATCCTGAAGATTTATGGGTTTATAATAAACTACAAATTAGCCAGATGATGGATTATACTTGTGGACCTGCGGGTTTAGAAGTACCATCATCTGGTTTTTATATTGTTCGACCATGTATTAATTTTATGGGTATGGGTCGTCATGCTCGTATTGAATATCTTGAAGGTAATACTGAACATTTACATCCAGGTGAGTTTTGGTGTGAAGTATTTGAAGGAGAACATATATCAGTTGATTATTACAAAGGACAACAAGAGTTAACTGTAAGGGGTGTGAGAGACCCCCAGGATCCTCTGTACAAGTGGAAGAAGTGGTATAAGGTAGATAGAGTAATACCATTACCTAAGTTACTACAGAACTTAAATTACAATTGGATAAATTGTGAGTTTATAGATGGTAAGTTAATTGAAATACATTTAAGAGGTAATCCAGACTTTAGATATAATAATGATTCAGTCATTCCAGTATGGGAAAGAGAGAGTGTAAGTACATACATAGAAGATAATGACTATCATAGACTGGGGTTTATTATAGATGGATAAGAATTTTCTAAGAGAGATCAATCACGATCAGAAGACACCAAAGAATACAAAGAAGGTACGTGAGGATGGGTTTTATGAAGCATCTGAAGCTGATTGGAAAGACTTCTGGGAGAATGATGATAACAAGCAGACATTGATTGATTAAAAGTTTAGGTTTGGTGTAATAAATAACTCATAATTGTTGTGGAAACATTACGTGCCTGTCCAAAGAGTCAGTCAAGGTTTTAAAGATGTAAGTGCATCATTCAAGATCAACCCGTTAAATCTCGATTTAATTGCGTTGAGAAACGAGAATGCCATTGCACGATCAATTCGTAACTTAATTTTTACTATACCTGGTGAGAAACCATTTCAACCTAATGTTGGTTGTAATGTCACTAAACTATTATTTGAAAATTTAGATAGACTTACAGCTAGTTCAATTGAATCAGAAATTAGGAACACAGTGAATAACTTTGAACCTAGAGTCCGTTTAACTGCTGTTATCGTCAATCCAAATTTTGATGATAATCTTTTTGAAGTAACTCTTAAGTACGACATCGTAGGTATCGATCTTCCTCGACAACAATTATCATTTGCATTACAGCCCACTAGGTAAATGCCCTTAGTCAATTTTAGCAACTTAGATTTTGATCAGATAAAGACTTCCATCAAGGATTATCTCCGTGCGAATTCAAATTTCACGGACTATGACTTTGAGGGATCTAATCTATCAACTATTCTTGATACGTTAGCTTACAATACGTATATAACCTCATATAATGCCAATATGGTATCTAATGAGGTATTCATTGATAGTGCCACCTTAAGAGAGAATGTGGTATCTCTAGCACGTAATATAGGGTATGTACCGAGATCCAAGAAAGCTCCTGTCGCAACAGTTTCTTTTACAGTAAACGTTTCAAACACCACAGCTGTAGCAGTCACACTTAAGGCCGGTGCAGTAATGTCATCTAGGTCAGTTGGTGTGAATAGTACGAAGAATTTTATATTCTCAATTCCAAACGATATTACAGTTCCAGTTAACTCTTCTGGATTCGCAGACTTCTATAATATCGAGATATATGAAGGAACATATGTTACACAAACATTTACTGTTGATAGTGGTAATGTAAATCAGAAATTTGTATTACCTAACTCTGGTATTGATACTGATTTGTTATCTGTTGTTGTAAGAGATACACAGGAATCAACAGTAACTCGAAAGTTTGAACTATTCAATAGTTTATTTGATGTTACTGCATCGACTAGAGCATACTTTATTCAAGAGATTGGACAGGAAAGATACGAACTATTGTTTGGTGATGGTATATTTGGTGTCAAGTTAGATAATAATAACTTTGTTGAAGCAAGTTATATCATTACTAATGGTGAATCAGGTAATAATATTAATAAATTTGCATTTATAGGTAATCTAAAATCTAGTTCTGGAGATACGATTAGTTCTGGTGTATCGATTGTAACTACTGAAGTATCTTCTGGTGGTGGTAAACAAATTGAATCTATTGATTCTGTCAAGAAGTATGCTCCTCAGATCTATGCATCACAGAATAGAGCTGTTACTGCTGCTGATTATGAAGCATTGATTCCACAGATTTACCCTGAAGCAGAATCAGTTTCGGCATTTGGTGGTGAGGATTTGACTCCGCCTTCTTATGGTAAGGTATTTGTAAGTATCAAACCGTATAATGGTGTCTTCTTATCGAGTGCTATCAAACAAAACTTACAACAACAGATGAGAAAGTATTCTGTTGCTGGTATTTTATCTGAGATTGTTGATCTAAAGTATTTGTATATCGAACCAAACTGTAAAGTATACTACGATTCAAATCTAGCACCAACTGCATCATTCGTTCAAAATCTAACTACAACCAATATTGTTAAGTATTCTGAGTCATCGGATGTCAATAAGTTTGGTGGAAGATTCAAATACTCTCAATTCCAAAAGGTAATTGACCAGAGTCATGAATCAGTAATGTCAAACATTACCAATATTGATATTAGAAGAGATATTAATGCTCAACTGAATACTTTTGCTGAGTATGAATTGTGCTTCGGTAATAGGTTCTATATAAGAAACCACGGACATGGTGCAAACTTCAATGGCAATCTCGTTGGGTACAATATTAAATCATCCGGTTTTACTGTCAGTGGTATTAGTGGAACTGTATACCTTGGCGATAGTCCGGTTGGTAATTTAAGTAAGGGAACCGTATTTCTATTCAAACTGAAGTCTTCGTCAGAACCATACATTGTAAGACAGAATGTAGGTACAATCGATTATGATACGGGTGAGATTAGACTTAACCCAATTAATATTATATCAACACTAGTGAATAGAGGAACTCCTTTGATCGAAGTTTCTGCATCTCCATACTCAAATGACGTGATTGGTCTTCAAGATCTCTATCTACAATTGGATGTAAATAATACAGTAGTTAACGTTGTTGCTGACAACATTTCTTCTGGAAATGATGTATCAGGAACCAACTATATTGTTTCTTCTAGTTACGGCTCTAACGTTTTGGTTAGGGGTCAGTCCGTATTTCAAACTGATGTAGATACTACATCTACATCTACATCTACTCAACCTCCTAATGTAATTACCGGAACATCAGCAGGTAGTATAACTACTACAAGTAGAAGAACCAGATCATCATCTTACTAATAAGAAGTCAGAATACAAATGACAGTAGATAGAGTTAAATTTCAAGAAATCGTTGAAAGTCAACTCCCTAGGTATGTTAGGGAAGACTTTCCACTACTAGGCGATTTCATTAAACAATATTACATCTCTCAGGAATTTGAAAGTGGTCCTATTGATGTCCTCAATAATATTGATCAGTACGTAAAAGTCGATCAATTATGTGATGTTGT